ACCCGATTGCTGTACAGCATAGGGTCTAAAAATTTCACCAAGCCAAAGAATACGACCACGAGACTGAACATCGGGGTTGCCAATAACTCCAGGAACACGACGCTCTACCTCGTCAGCATTTAGCGTAAGGTGCAGGGTATCGCCGTTAAAGAAACCACGTTCAGACATTGGGACTTCGCCCTGGTCGATTACCGCACGGACTACAGGTAGTTCATAAGGTCCATGCCATCTACGACCGCCCATATCAGAGCCAACATCGTAAACAGGATCTACAACGGTAGCGATAGGGTCATAAACCCACCATAGGGCCTTAGTGCCCGCTGGGTTCTGTAGATCAGCAATCGTGCCTTCAGAGATGGAGTCGCTTTCAAAGTCTGCGTCGAAACGACCGCCTGGGTTGTAATGGCGCATGGTACTCCTTACATTTTATAGAATATAAGGTTACGCTGTAATCTCTCATCTGTCGGGCTCAGCTCAACAGCTTTCATCCCATACTCAAGCGCAACATCCGTGATGCCCAAATTATATGCAGCAATGGCTGCAAAATCCCACGGAGCTGACCCCCAAGCAAATTCTTCACATAAATATTCAAGAGGTTTTTCCTTAATATCTAAAGCCTCTTCGGCAAATTTTAAACAGTTCTCCCAATCACCATTTTTGTAATAGTACTGAGAAAGATCTACAAGAGCCTCTCTTCTACCGGGGGCTTGAGCAATAGATTTTTTTAACCAGTCTTCTGTTTCGTCAGTCATTTTTGCTAAGTAACGCATTGATGCCGCACGTTCTGGAGCCCATGTCGAGGTAGGCAAACTTAAATGCCGTTTAAACTCTTCAACTGATTTTTCATATAGTCCATAAAAGAAAAGTTCTCTAGCGTAGTAATACGCATTTCTATCGTTATAGGGGTCTTCTCTCACAGACATTTCAAGTAATGGTAAGTATTGTGAACGACTTTTTGTTGAGTCTGGGTGATGATGTGTTTCAATGCCCAACACAAACTCACGAGTTTCATTCATACCGTATGCATACAAACACTCATGTACAGGATGTCTCCACCTATAGTTTTTACGGGTGTGTATGTGGTCGTAACTAAACTCTAGTCCGGGAGATCCGTCATCATTCCATGACCAAACATGTTTATAAAGAGGCCTAGTAACTCCACGTTTCCAAGCATCTTCTAGGGGCGCTCGCCAATTAGGGGTTATTACCTCATCCATATCTAACGAAATACAAAAGTCTATGTCCAGGGGAAGAGCGGCCATAGCTGCATTACGTGCGTCATCAAAACGCCAAGGTGATATTCGTGTATCTACGACATTTATACCAAGAGCTTTAGCAAGCTCTACGGTTTTATCCGTAGAACCCGTGTCAGCTATTAATAAGTAATCCGCATCTTTAGCGGAGTCGTACCATTTCTGCACGAACTGCTCCTCATTAAGAGCAATTGTGTATATGGCTACTTTCATATCTCTAGTTTAGCAAGTTCCTTTTTATGAAATTCAATTGAAGCTTTGGTTGCCGCTACAGCAGTTTTGTAATTTTCAATAGCTTCTTCATTGTTTTGGTCCAAAGCAAAACCATAATTTAATTCAAGTTGAAAGCTGTCTTCAGAAAGCTTTCGGATACGGCTTTCAATAATTGCTTTTTTATCATCAATTGTTAGTTCCATTTTATTCTCCTGTATCTGGTGCGACTAGGTCATAGCCTATCACTTCGCCAGTTTCCTCGTCTTTCACCTCAAAAGTCTCAAAACCAGATTCGTCTACACCTAAACTTGTTTTTATTACGCTCATGCGAACCTACCCCAATATCCGTCGGATGTATCTTTAAGTGGTGTTGCTGTAGATGGAAGATCAGTTTGCCCGTTTAGATACCCACGCATAGTAGGAGCTAAAACATTAAGCGCAATTGGAGGATTTCCAAAAGCTAAAATACCCGTTCCAGGAGTTGTGGCTACAACTAAAACTGCAATTCCATAACGTACTCCAGCTGTCAAAGTAACTGAGGTATTTAAGTTACGAGTATAGACCGTGTTACGAGTTCCAAAAATAGTTGTATCATTTGCTGTATAAGCAAGTCTAGTTGCAGTTGTTTCATCAAATGAATAAATTCCAATTTTAACAGTAGTTGCTCCAACTGTTGCTGTTCCGCCAGATGCTACAGATACAGTGCTAACTGTAGCTGTTAGAAGAGGGGTAAAAAACGCCCAGTATACGGTTCCGCTTGTAAATGTAGCTGTACGGTTATCATAACGTGGTGCCACTTCGATACTAGTTAATGGGAAATCAAAACGACTACGAATTTGATCAGTTAGCCCGGTTACCTGTGAAGGGGCAATAGCAATTAAAGACTGGTTAATTCCAATGTTAGCTGCTGTAGAAGTTCCACTATTTGTAATAGCCCCAGTTACAGATATAACTCCAGAAGGTCCGGTTGCCCCAGTGGGTCCAGTTACCCCTTGAATTCCCTGTGGACCAGTAGCACCGGTTGCTCCTGTAGGTCCAACTGCGCCAGTTGGTCCTGTAGCTCCTTGGGAACCGGTTGGCCCAGTGACTCCTTGAGGTCCTGTGGGTCCAACAGCTCCGGTAGGCCCTAGGGGACCAGTAGGCCCTACAGCACCCGTAGGTCCATAAGGACCGGTGGGTCCAACAATAGTTCCTACGTTTGACCAAGATGATCCTGCCCATACCCAAAGGTTTCCAGAAATTAAATATGCGTCACCAAGATTTCCTGTTGGGTGATCTGAAACTAAATTTGCGTAAGTTGCATAAGAACCTAAAATGTTTACGCCAGTTCCTTGAGCACCAGTTGGTCCCAATGGACCAGTTGGTCCAGTATCTCCAATAGGTCCTGTTGGTCCAGGTGTTGTGCTTACTGCGCCTGTTGGCCCCGTAGCCCCTGTAGGACCTGTTGGACCTTGTGGTCCAGTAGATCCTCTTGGAACTGTAAAGTTAAAAATTGCGTTAGATGGAGAACCGCTGTTAGAAATAATTACGCTTGTACCAGGATTACCTGTAGCAACTGTTCCAACAGTAACTGTGGCTGATGGACCCGTAGGCCCAGTTACACCAGAAGAATAAGGCAAAGCATTCCATGTGGATGTGCCGTTACCAATTTTAAATTTACCGGTGTCGTATTCATAACCGGCTTCGCCTTGAGCTAATATAGTAGTTCCAGCGGCCGTCCATTCCGCAGATGTACCACGCCTAAATTGAACTTTGACTGCCATTATCCGGTAACCCCTCCGCAATCAATTGGATCTACTCCACCATATGTAGATGTAGGTGTTCCAGCATCTACGTTTTGAAAAAGAGGTCCAGTTGGACCTGTAACGCCTTGAATACCCTGAGGTCCTTGTGGACCAGTAATGCTGTCACCTTGAGGACCAGTAGCACCTACGGGACCAGTAGGACCGGTTGCACCCGTAACGGTGGTTGTTTTAATAAGCCAAACATTACCGTCCCAATACCAAGTATTAGTACCAGAGGTAATCTCTTGGCCCACATACGGTGAATCTGGGTACGTAATTGGCATTCTAGTCCTTTAAATAACTAAGGGGAGGTATGACCCTCCCCATAATTATAATTTAATTATTACTGAACGTATCCGTAAGTGCGGGCTTCAGCAGGATATGGCTTCATCAATGTCTGTTCTGACATGTAGTAAGCGTCTCTATCCTTACCACCTGAACCCCAACGCTTGTTAACAAGAATTACTGGTTGGCTTCCTGGAACGTCAAGTACTTGGAATGCCTCATACAAAGACCAGCTTGGGTGATCAAGGCTGGTGCAATAAAATGGGGAGTGATACCACTCGGTACCTTTACCAACAAATGCTTGGTTCCATACACGATATTGCTTGTATGAAGAAGATCCACCAGACTTATCCCAAAAAGTTTCACGTTGTACGTTTGTGATTTCAGCAAAGTTAATAGCTTTACCAGTATTGGTCTTGTTGTTAGTTATGCGTGGGCGAATATCAGCGTTACGCCATGTTCCAGACCAACGACCCTGTAGGTTAGTTGCCTTGATGTAACACATGTAGAACTGGTTTTGTTGATCATTTGTAACTGCGGCAAATTGGATACGTGAATCATCATCCATATTTGTTGGAGTTGTTTTAGCAGCCTGTGTTCCCATTTCAGTATCTGTAAGAACAGTTTCCCAAAGTAAAAACTCCTCAATTGAACCTTCCCAATGGTTAAGGGTGGATGAGTCATGGCCCAAATAAAGTGTTGAAAATGTTGCTGAAGGCGATGCGTTAGCGCCAGTTTGGTTAGTTACAACCGCTCCACCGTTTAGTGAGTAGTAAAGTTTAATATTGGTCTTTGAAATAGTAAAACCAACCCATAGTAAATCGTTTGGAGTCAATGTAAGACTGGTAACGTTAATTGTTCCGCCAGATGCAACCATTGAAAGTGTGCTTGTTGACTTTGTGTAAGTCATAGCGATTGATCCGACGCCGCTTACGTTAAATAGGGTTCCAGCACCCGTTGCTCCAGTTTGAGCAGATGCTCCAACACGAGTCCAAAAAGTTCCTGAGATTGGTGTTGGAATTTGGATTGAAGATCCGTTACCTGATGTTAAATCGTAAACAAGTGATCCAGCAGTATTTGATACAGAACTTGTTGAAGAGGATTCATCAAAATAGTCTATTGCAACACGAGTACCGTTTTCAAGTCCGGCTTCATCCCAGTAAACTTCAACTCCATTTTGAGTAATTGTTCCGTCTCCAACTACTAACTGAAGTTTACGATAGTTAGATCCAGCAAATGAGCTTGCTACGCTAATACGTGTTGTTAAGTTAGCTGATACAGAAATGTTACCGCTTGTAGCTGTGTCTAGTACAGTTCCGCCAGAGTCAGTTCCAAGAATTTTAATAGATACTACAGTGTCTACGTTTGATGTCACATAAACTGCACCAACTGTAGCAAAAGCAGAACCTAAGTTAATAAGGTCAGATGTAAGTGTGCCTTGTACTGAGGTTGTGTTAAAACGTGCTGAGTAGTAGCCAACAACTCCACGCTTACCCATTACAATGGCAAAAGAACCGCCTGAAGCAGTCCAGTAGTTTGTATCACGGAAAGATCCGTTTTGTAGATAATCTGTTCTAGCCGCCATTGTAAAAACACCAGCGTTGAACTTGCAAGGTGTCATAAAGACACGGTTAGCAGTTGATGCAGGCGACTGACGATAGAACTCGACAGGGTACACGTTCATCGTGTTTGCTAGGGTACCTTGGGTCATTTACTTATTGCTCCTCTGCTTGCTTCTGTCCAACACCAATTTGAATTGGTGGTGTAGTTGGTTCTGGGGTATCAGCTTCTATTTCTTTTAGCTTAGCCTCAAGTTTATCAAAATCAGGCTTTGGAAACTTATCCTTCACCGATTTAATTTTAGCGTCAATAGCCTTAATTGGCTCATCATTCCCTTGGCGAGACTCGTATAGAGCGGCTAGTTGTTCACCAACAGATGGGTACTCTAAACTTCTAAAGTTAGCCCATTCTTGCATTTCTAGCTTTATAGCCGCAATTTCACCAACGATGTCTCGTGGCAGGTCTTTTAAAGAAAAAGTCTCAAAAGAAGTTGAATTATCAGTAGCGTCTGTAACTACAGTAACAATTTGATCAGTATCTTTATCCATTTGATCTCCTATTTAATTCCGTAGACAGCGATCCAAGAGTTACCAGAAATGTATCCGGCATCCATTTGGAATCTTAGTTGTTGAAGGTTAGTTGTCCATGGAGATTGAGCTTGCTGTGAAAGTTCGCCACGACCCCAATAACCATAGTCGTTAGAATCCTGGCGGTTGTTTTGCCAACCTTGCCAAGTAATATAGTTTTGTACCTCTGTATTTGAGTAACCTTGAAATGTAATTTCAAATACCCCAGGGGCCCAGTACTGTTCTTGCCAACCACGAGCAATATACCACTGGGAGGTACCGGTAACGTTAGACGTACCAGTTGTTCCAGGACGAGCCCACCAAGTATTGTAGAGGGCATTATTAGTTGTAGAAAAGTCGTTTGCACGCATAGTTAACCACTGACCCGAACCAGCGGTTTGACGATCTTTATATATTTGACCAGTAATCTTTAACGTGTGATAGTTTTGAGGAATATTTCTAACTTCCCAAGCGGTTGTGTAGTTTCCATGACCAATTCCGCTACCGAGGATGTATCCGTTTTCCATATGACGATCTAAACGAGTAACGTTTTGTGGATCGAACAAAGCTAATAACGCATAGTCTTTGTTTTTCCAACCAAAAGATTGTTGCCACATATCAGCCATGTTTTTACCAAGAGCCGTATCAAAGCTTTGCCAGCTGTAATCTCCGTCTTGGCTTGAGTTTTTAGCTAAAACATCCCAACGCTTACCGCCGGTTTGTAATGGATCTGGACTATATAGATTAGCCATGTGCTATGCAACCTCCGCACCAAATAGTTGGAATGTAACTTCGCCGCTATCGGCTGCTACGTAAATTGAATCGCCGGTACCAAGTGTAATTCCTTGTGCTTGGTTACGAGATTGCCGTGGCTTTATAACTTCATCAAAAGTAATAAAGTTTGCAAGTGAAATATTTGCAACGGAAGTTCCTGAAGGAATAATAGCAACACGATAAGGGCTAATTACTTTACCCGAGTTAGTTATTGTCAATCCTGAAATAACAGCAGATTTTGCAGAAGGTACCGTGTAAAGGTTTGTCAATGGGCCGGCAAATGTGCGACCAGTGTATGAGTTGTGGTGTTCACCAATGTACCCAAAACGACGCTTGTCAAATGGTGCCAAATAAGTTAAATCCGGCATATCTGGATTAAAAGGCGCTTGAGCATATTCTTGAAACTCACCAAAATAAAGATCATCAATGTAATGATAAATATTATCAACTGCAGTTTTACGAAGAGAAAATGAAGCATACTGTGTACGAAAGTTAGTCGTTATTGTGCTCACATAACGTTGCCATTTGTTGGTTGATCCGGTGTTTGCATAATCAGCGTTTCCATCAAGGTACTGCTCTTGAATAAAACGCATATCTGCATCATATTCAAGTACTGACCAACGATAGTTAGACGCATTGTTTGAGTTTCCCCGTTGAATACTAAAAGCTAAATAGTAATCTTTGTAAGATTTAACTGGAACTAATCCGTCAAAGTTATTTGGAATTTGACCTTGAGAAAGTGTGTAGATTGGATCTAAAGCTGTGTGAATACCAACTATACGAGAATCATCAGCTGTCATATATAAACAAACATCGCTGCCCCAAGTTGCTGGATAAGATTCTGGAATATCATATGCAGAGGAATTTATATCTTCATTTAAATAAAAACGAGTATAGCTTGAAGAGTACTGGGAGTCTGTTTGCATTCTCCAACCTTCAAGAGAACGGCCTTCAAAAGATGGGTTTTTAACAAGGTTGTAAATTTTTGGTGATTGAGCAGCCGATGGTCTTACTTGGCCTAATGATTTATATGTAAATGCCATGTTAGCTTAGCTCCGCTCCAAATAGATTAAAGGTAACTTCTCCACTATCCGCAGAAACATATATTTTATCTCCAGCAGCTAATGTTAATCCTTGAATTTTTGTGTGACTGTTTCTTGGTTTAATTATTTCATCAAAAACGTTAAAATGCTTTAACGTAGTTCCAATCGATTCACCGTTTGGAACAATTGCAATTCTATAAGGTGTTACTACTTTACCTATATTAGTTGCAATAAGGCTTGAAAGAGTTACAGAAGCGGGAGCTGTGTAAAGAAGAGTACTTGGTCCAGCAAACGTACGTCCAGTATATGAATTATGTTGCTCACCGATATAACCAAAACGTCGCTTGTCAAAAGGAGCCATATAAGTTAAATCTGGGTTATCTGGGTTAAATGGGGCATATGCGTATTCAGCATATTCTCCAAAGTAAAGGTCATCGATATATGGTGAAGAGTTTGACCCGTTATTTGTAAACATTGATACAGAACAGTAAACGGTATCATCTTGAAGGGTAACCGTTGTAACTGGACGAGTCCATTTAGCAATTCCACTAATCCAAGTACCGCTGTTAACTTCAGGGTTAAATTGAAGATCATCGTTACGGATAAACTTTTTATCGCCATCCCATTGCTCTAAGCGCATATACAAGTTGTTAGATCCGTTTGTGTAAAGCATTGCGCTGTAGGCCAAATAATAAGTTTTAATAGGTTTTACAGGCATTAAATATTCTGGATGGTTAGCTGTTTCACCTTGACGATAAGTAAATGTAAATGGGTTAGCGCATTGGTAAATACCCATTGAAATATCGGCATCTGAATACCAACGCATTGAAATGCTGCTGCCCCAAGTTTGTGGGTAGTTTTCAGGTTGATCATACGCATACTGGGTAGATGTGTTTGCGTTTTGCTCATTAGGTTGGAAGTATGGGTAAAAACGATAACGGTAATCGTTAAATGCTTCGTTCCATCCTTCAAGGGTACGACCTTCAAAAGAAGGGTTTTTAATAAGGTTGTAAATCTGTGGAGCACGAGCTCCCGCAGGCTTTACTTGACCTAGGATTTTATATGCTGTTGCCATTACCTACCCTCATCCGATGAAATAACTTTACCATATTTACTCATTGTATGCCTACAAAGCCGCCATCATGAATGGGTGCATAAAGGTCAGAGAGTCAACATAGTCTTTACGAGTTGCGTCTGATGCGTTAGTTGGAGCTGCATTAGATAGTGTTACATAAGGGGCCACAACGTTTGTTGTAGCTGTGATAACCGGTGCAGTGATATTACCTGTTTGAATAGCGTCATATGTTACGCCGCTAAAGCTTACAGCTCCGCTAGATGGCTTTGTGCCAATGTTTGAAATCAAGTTCCAAACGCCAGTTGTGTGGTTCTTTACAAAACCTGCCCACTTTGGACGATAAACTGCTGTTGCACTAACCGCTCCAGATAGACCAGTTAGAGTTACATCCGACGCAGTCTTAGCGTAAGAGACAGATGTTGCAGTTTGTGCAGTTACTGTATAAGTTCCATTAAATGTTGAGTTAATACCAGTTACAGTAACTGAGTCATTTACACGGAAGTTAGTTCCTCCAGATACGGAAGCAAATCCAAGAGTTGCTACGTTCTGTGAAATAACTGCTGTTGTAACAACTGCTGATGGGTTAAGTGCTGTTACCAAAGCGTATTCGTTGATAATACCTAGTTCAAAGTTATTCTGTGGGTTATCAGTTCCTGTAAAAATCAAAGGATCTGTAACAGCCAAGTTAGCTGTAGAAACTGTAGTTCCAGAACCACCGAATTTAATAGTACCTGCAATGTTGACGTCACCTTGGATACCAACGCCACCAACTACTTGGAAAGCACCGGTTGTAGGTGAGATAGAAGGTGTTGAAATATTTACTTTAACGCTTTGATCTGGCGTAATTGTCATTTGAGTATGGCCAGAAACAAAACCACCAGCAGCAAAAATAATTTGGTTAGCTGTACCGTTGTTACCGGTAGCTAGAACAAGGTTACCCTTACCGGTTGAGCTGGTAGGAGCATCTACGAAAATATAACCGTCGTTAGGTCCGGTAATTCCATAGGTAGCTGAGCTAAATGTGGAACCGGTCATACCCATGTCAATCCAGCCGTGGGCATCATTACCATTGTCTGGATAAGCAATAAAGTCTACAGATGAAGAGGTGCTCTTATTGTGAAGAGCAAACTGACCGTAAGTATTATCTGCTGAGGTAACTTCAAATACTGCAGCAGGTGCAGTTAGTAGCTGTGTAAGACCCCAAGAAGTTGCAGTGTTATCTCCTGAGTAAACAACGCCACCAATGTGAACATCACCATTTGTCCAAGAAGATCCGGTAATACCAACACCACCAGCAATTGTTAATGCACCAGTAGTAGCAGATGTAGAAGCTGTGCTAATGTTAACTTGTACAGTTGTGTCAGGAATAATCTGCATCTGTGTACGACCAGAAGCATACCCACCAGCAGCAAATACAATTCGGTTAGCTGAACCTGTTGAATCTGTAGCAAGTACTAGGTTACCTGTACCGCCAACTTGTACCGCAGATCCTGAAACAGAGGCTGAAGATTGGTTAGCATTCACTCTTGCATAACGGAAAGTATTTAATGCGGGAGTATCAAGAATTGTAAATGTTCCGTTATAGATTGAGTTAATTCCAGTTACAATTACAGTAGCTCCAGAAACAAAACCGTGGTTACCGCTTGTTGTAAGAGTTGCAACGTTTGATGTTAAAGCTGCATTAGTAACAGACTTTGTAATATTTGAAACACCACTTACAAAGATATATCCGTCGCCAGGGTTTGTTATTCCATAAAGTGCTGCATTAAACGATGCGTTAGTAAAGCCCATATCAATGAATCCATAATCATTGGTTCCATTGTTACCATATACAATTACGTCTGCAGAAGAACCCGGACCAGTTCCCTGGTTAGAAAATGCAATTTGAGTAAAGTCCGTTGATTTTGAAGATATAACCATTGCGGCATTTGTTAAGCCGTCATTAGTTTCAATTTGTTCAGGTGTAGGTGTGACAGTATGGTCACCTACATAAAGCTTAGTAACATCATATGTCCAGTTTGCGGCTGTTCCGTTAGTTCCTAGCAACTTACCGGCATTTCCAACTTGACCAGGAAGATAGTCAGCGCCCTTAGCGAATAATGACCACTTATCTGAGTCAGCTGCAACGCTAACACCAGAGGTAAACTCTTGGTTAGCAATGTAAGTGTTAACACCATCAAATACAAGATCTCCAGCAAGGTAAGGAGTGCTTGCTTCAAAGTCTCCGGTTACACGAACTCCACCGTTAAATATTTCCCACTTTAAAGCCGCTAGATCTGAAGAAAAATCTGAAGAAATATTAGCAAGTAAACAAATGTAAGTTTTTCCACCACGATTTACTACGTCATTTGGATAATATTGAGTTGTTGTAGCCCAATCTCCACGATAAGCAATTCCGCCTGTGAATAAAGACCAGTAGCTTGTGTTTGTTGGTACATTGCCGGTTGTTTCAGCTGTACAAACATAAGTATTAGCTCCATATGCAACTGTTTGACCAGGTACATAAGCAGTAGCATCATTATAAACACCAGAGGCAGAAATTCCGTCAACCAATTTATCCCAGTAAGTTGCGTTTGTTGGAAGATTTCCGGATGTGTCAACTTTAGCAATATAAACACGACCGCCATAAGTTACGATATCGTGGATTGCATAAGTTGCAGAGTTGCTATAAGCACCCCGGTAATCAATTCCATCAACAAAAGTTGACCAGTATGCTCCATTAGGTGGAGTTATGCTTGTGCTATCTTGAATAGCAATGTAAACAGTTCCGCCGTGAGCAACTCCATCACCAATTTTGTATGGAGTTCCGTCAATATATTGACCTAAAAAGTTTAGGCCTTCTAACATCAAAGACCAATAAGCTGTATCTGTTGGTTCATTTCCAGAAGTAGAAATTACGGAAATGTAAATGTATACGTTACCGCCATACTTTACAACATCGTTAACTTCATAAGTAGTTGATGGATTGTAGACACCGGCAAAATAAAAACGTAGTTTGCCTAGATCAATAAGTTGTGTCATTACCTAACCTCCGTAAGCAGGTGAGTCTTTTTGGAACCATTCCAACTAAAAGCTAAATTCTTTTTTGTCCATACCCACTGCTTGTAATCATCTGCGCTAACAGAGTCTGATGCTGGTAGGGCTACCACTGATCCGTCATTTATCTTTTCTACGGTAAGTTTAGCAGTAAGGGCATCATATTTGAACCCATAAAATGTTTGGGTTCCAACATCATTAATATTAAAGGGATCGACATTCCCGACGAGTTCCCCAGTACTTGGCTCCGGTTTAGCAAAACCTGGCATTTTTCTCCTATACCGCCTGTTCGATTCCTTGAATGTAGTAGGAGATTCCCTCTGAACCCGCTACCCATACTTCGTCGTTTTGATTAACGGCAAAGCGAAAAGTCTCATATGTATTGTAGCCAGATAGGCTTAAGTTGTAAGTGATTAATCCGTACTCAGCTGGATTTGTAGTTACCGTAGATCCTCCAGGCAATACGTACACACAAATATTTCCGGCTGTAGCAAGAGTATTAGTTGCAACTACAGATGTTAAATAATCATGATCAATAGCTGAAAACAATAAGTTACCTTGTATAGGAGCTACCCCAAAGTCAGACGCATCTGGTTTTAATATACCCAGTCTTTTAAGTGTTGCCATTTAAACTCCTAACCACCATGTAGTTGCTAAATCTGCACTTCCGCCTCCGATAGCTGCGGGGCCGGTAGGTCCTGCAGGACCGGTATCTCCTTGAGGCCCAGTGGGACCTTGAGCACCAATATCACCAGCACGAGCAAAAGTAACTGCTATATTTTCGTAGTCAGAAAAAGATGTGACTGTTCCAGAAACATAAGCAACTGGTACTTCTATATATGTATCGTGATGGTAGTGGTCTCCAATGATACTGAAGTATGCGTACTCTAACTGGTTTACCGCAGACATTACTTTGAAAGTACCTTTAATTGAAGACGTACTTGCATTAATAGTATCCAAGAACGAGCTAATGTCTATGCTGTAACGATCAAAGAAAGATATGTACATTTCAGTAGCTAAGCTAAAATCAAAATTGTTTAGGTTTACCCTTCCAGAACCAGGGTTTTCATCTAAATCAGATAGTTTGTAGTAAAACTCAAATGTTTCCCCACCAAATGTTCCTTGAGGACCGGTAGGTCCAGTTGCTCCAACTGCACCGGTTGGCCCTTGTTCAGAAGCTCCAATTTCAACCCAGTAACCATTATAGAAAATAAACGCCGCACCAGTGTCAGGGTTAAACCAAGCTTGTCCCTCATAACCAACAGGAACTGTAGATTGATAGTATGCCCAAGCTCCTTGAATACCTTGATTACCAGTAGGTCCTGTAGGTCCAGTATCACCAGTTGCACCTGTTGCACCAGTTACTGATAAACCAATATCTCCTTGAGGCCCAGTGGGACCAACAGATCCAGTTGCACCTGTTTCTCCAGTATCACCCTTTGCTCCAGTTGCGCCCGTTTCTCCATCTAGTCCAGATGCTCCTGTTGGACCAACGGGTCCTGTTTCACCAGTTAAACCTGTAGGGCCTTGAATTTGACCAACGTTTAACCAAGAGTTTGTGTTGGTTGCCCAAACATAAAGATCCCCAGCTACTAAATATGAATCTCCAAGGTTTCCAATTGGTTCTGCTGCAAAAAGAGCTTCTTCGTTTGGGTAAGAGCCAAGGATAGAAACTCCTGTACCTTGTGGTCCAGTAGAACCCGTAGGACCAGTAGGTCCAGGAACCGTTGAGTCCTCACCTTTAGCGCCTGTTGGTCCTGTAGGTCCGGTGTCTCCAACGGAACCAGTAGGTCCAGTATCCCCTGTTAAACCCGTTGGTCCGGTTGCTCCAGTTTCACCAACAAAAGAATAAAGTTCCCAATAAACACCAATTGCACCACCGGTTGGAGCAATAGCATCATTGTTAATTAAACAAATAAAATATTGACCGTTATAAAAAATAATTTCGCCAACTACGTATTGGTTTTCAAATACACGAGTTGTTGAATAATCAAAAGCTCTAAGACCTTGTGAACCTGTTGGACCTGTTGCTCCGGTAGGGCCAGTTACACCTTGTGGACCAACGGATCCCGTTGCTCCAGTTGGACCAACTAAACCTGTTGGACCTGTTGCGCCCGTAGCACCTGTTGGACCAATAGGTCCAGTTGATCCAATTGGGCCGGTGGATCCAGTAGCACCTGTAGGTCCAACGTGACCAGTTGGACCAGTAGCACCATCACTACCAGCAGGTCCCATTGGACCTCTAGAACCTGTTGCACCCGTTGGGCCTGTTACTGCAGGACCTGTGTCTCCTGTTGCTCCAGAAGGTCCCGTAGAGCCTGTAGGACCAGCAGGACCTGTTGCTCCACGAGGACCGGTAGGTCCCGTTGCGGTTGCGTAAGGGCTCTCTACCGTAATTTCAATAGGAGCGGGTATTTCAACAACAATTTCTTCAATTGGATAGTCAGTCATTTATTAGTCCAACGTTACTTGTTGCTCGCAGAATACTTGACCTTTCATAAATGTTTGCTCATAAGAATCATCAGTTTTTGAAGTAGCTTGAAGATCCCAAAAAGAGCGAACAGGCAAATACGCAGAGTTTTGTTTTGTAATAGAAAGCTTAATCCTGCTTAAGTTTGCAGTAGAGGAAAGCACGGTGATGTCAAAAGAAGCGTATAGAGCGGGAGCATTTGGATATGTACGAACTTGAGCTTTAAAATCTAAATCACTTACATCAAAAGGAAAGTCAAATACAACTTCTTTTTTATCACCTTGATACATAATCCAGTCAAAGATAGGTACTGTGGAAGGAATTGGGTTTCTTCCCAACATATCGGTTGAAATCCATACACGTTCTGGACTACGAGAGTCGTCTACTTCTTGGGCTACGTAAACCGGTACAAGCTTATTAGTTGTACGAGATACACGGCGAAGTGTGCCCATCTCTATACGCCATAGTCCAATATTTAAAGCTGCACATAGCTGGCGGTACTGTTCCCAACGGCGTTGGATAATGTCTGTAATTTGTTGGTATCGCTGTGAACGTGGAATTGACACGCCGTCCGGCGCTTGAATATTAATATCAAAAGCTGCGTCTGTGGCAAGAGACCATAGGGCCTCAATTACCGAAAGAATTACAACCGGGTATTCCTCTACAGCGGGAAGTAGCTTTAAAGTTATCTTTCTACCAAATCCATCTGAGCGATTATCGGTATGTTGAGTAACTGAGGTGTTAACAAAATAGTTAATTTCTTCATCTGTAAAATATCTAAATACGTTTCCGGCTACAACTACTTTTGCATTAGCTGCGGGTGCTGTAACAAAATGAATAACGCCCGTCTTATCCTCAACTGTAAAATCTGAAGGTTGAGCTTGAGCTGCATCGTTTACCGTAACAACCAATGTGGAGTTATCTATAGGCTTAACACCTAAGGCAAAGTCAACTCCCGCACCATCTCCTGTAAAAACTTTACGAAATTGTTGGGGAGTGTCTGCCAACTCTGAGCGAACTCTAGAGACAAGATCAGATAAAACAGCCACTCTTGCTCCTTAGGTAAAAGTCTATGGGACTATAATCCCACGCATTAATAAAAAAAGTCCTTATAAACCGAAACAGCGGGCATATAGCCCGCCGCCCAGTTAAAGATGAACTTTAAATAACGCCTGCTAGATAACCTTTTTCTTTAAGGTGAGTTGCAAGAGTCTTAGTAACTAAGTACTTTTGACCTGCCTTAAAAGAATAAGTATTTCCTGCGCCAAATGTCATGTGTTCAATGTCTGAGATAACACGGATTTCAACATTTTCTTCATCCGCCTTACCTACTGTTGTGACTTTATCCACGATTACTGTAGGACGACCAGGTGTTGTTGCATCAATTACTTCAGTCTCTAGTTTCTCTGCAGCTTCCGCTGTTGCTAGTGACATTTCTTCTGCACGCTTTTGAATTTCTTCAACGTGTTGAGCTGCGAGTTCATCTCGCTTCCGACCTGTAACGTCGGCTGGGTTCTTTGTTGCCATTGCTATCCTCCGATATATTGACTGTTAAAAGTGGGGCGGTTTTCCGACATGCCCCAGGTCGTCAATTAGTTGGTTTCAGCGATGATTACTGATTGATCAGTAATAAGACCAAGACCGAAGATTGAGTACCAAGCGAGAGCGTGCTCACGACCGAAGTCAAGAATACCGCCATCACGAAGTTCAACAGGAAGAGAAATAGCGTGACCGAATGCGTTATCTCCAATGAAGATAGCTGAGTAACGGTCCTTGTTACCATTTCCGCTCTTTGTTGTTGGTGTGATGTAACCTCCACCAGCTGTAACTGTAGGAGCTACTGCTGAGTCAGTTGTGTAACCAGCACCGGCACCGCCAGGAACCTTGAGAACTTGAGTTGTCTCAATGAACACTGTGTCGTACAAACGTCCGATTTCACCAAGCATAAAGTTGCCAGGTGCAGCGTACTTTGTTACTTCGATGAATTCAGCGTTGTCACGAAGGCGACGTGATTGGTGTGGGTGGACGAAGCAGACGTAGGTCTCTCCGAGCCTTGGGATGTTCTTTGTTGCTAGGCTCTCAACAGCGTCCTTGACAGTGTGAGGTGTCAAGAAGAAATTACCTGTCAATTCAGCACGTGAAGTAGCAGTTGTGCCGTTTGCGTACCAGTTGTTAACAGCGGTTAGATCTGAGCGATCTTCACCGTAGATTGTTGATGTAGCTGCATAAAGTGTGTCACGTGAAAGGTTATCAAGATAGATAGCCATGTTGCGACCTAGAAGACGTGAAGCCGAAGCCATTACGTCATCGAATGAAGCGTTCAATAGAAGCTCAGAAACAGCAAGAGCATAACCATGCTCTGATACTGTGATTGAGAACTGTTGAGCTGTCAATGCATTTGTTTGCATACGAACACCTTCAACTAGCGCAGATGCGTAGCCGAGGTTGTTGTAACGCATGAAGTTGATTTGTAGACCAGGTGCAACACCTAGTTCTGTCTTCTTTACAGCGAATTGCTCAAAGCGAAGAATTGGCAGAGCTTGGAACAAAATTTCTTTTGACCAGATCTGTTGGATCGCTTGAGTTAGCTGTGTATTTGTGCCTGAGTAGGCTGTTGGGGACGCAGCGAGGTTGCCGGTACCCGTGATACCTGATGCCATTTAGCTATAGCTCCTTAGTTAGGTTTTTGGGGTTGGTTTACCCGAGCAGACCCTGTGAAACGCCACGAGCTGTTGGGCTCATGAGTTTGTCTCTGTATTGTGCGTATTCTGTGACCGACATTGCAGCAATATCTGCTGCAGTAAATTGACGTTGCGACGAATTATTTTCCAGTGGCCCGGCTGGCGGCAAGGTTGCCCTTGTTCCCGCCATATCTCTACGAGTAGCTTGCATTGCTTGCTGCGCCGACTCGAGAATTCTTGCTGAACGATCTTTAAGGCTTTCTAGACTTGCATCAACTTCTTCACGGCTATTGCCAGTAAGTAGGTCGAGCAATTCAGGAATAACATTTTCACGTTCTTGTTCTAACCGCTGATTGCGGTAATTTTGGAGGTCTGTGAAAGCACGTTCTTGCTCCAGTAGAGCGAAGGCTCGTTCACGTTCTTGACGCTCACGTTCCAACTGCTCTTGCCACTCAGTTTCTTTAACCTTTAGAAGTTCTTTAACATCAAGTTGATCTTCAAGTTTTTCTTTTTGCTTAGCTTCCTTCTTAGCCAATTTCTCAGCTTCCTCGGCAGCCTTGCGAGCGGCTTTCTCTTCTTTATCTTTTCGAAGTGCAGCTACTTCCTCTTTCAATTGATCAATCACTGGGTAAAGTTTATCTTTTTCTTGTGATCGAACTTTTGCTAGATCATCCTCTGTGTAAAACTTTGGATTTGTAGCTGGTTCTTCATCAGTAGTAACAGTAGGCACGTCAGCGCCCGACACATTTACAACTGGAGTAGTTCCTGTTTCGGCTGCAAAGCCTTCAACAGCTGCTTCTGTAACTTCCATTTTTCATCCTTTTATCCTAGGGGTCGTTATCCGATATGAGAGCACGTATGACCAAACAGTTTTGCAGTATTAATTTTTCCTTGCTAGCACGAAATTGTCAGGATAAACCCTTTATTTCTCGTACTCTTCTGGTACTCGACGTTGTGGGAGTTTCGTACCATAAGCTTCAGTTACCAAACGATTTCTTAGCCCTTGCTCACTAGCTGCAAGCATTTGACCCGCCTCATCTAGCATTGGTGTAGCGGCGTTTGGTTGGCCGCCTTGAGGCATACCCGATTCTGGGTTCATAACAGGTTGTCCAGGTTGTCCATCAGGACCAGGAGTAATACCAGTTAAACTGGTGATTTCAGCAGCAATCATATTTTTTACCATCTGCAAAGCACCATCAGCCTTAGCATCATCAATAAGTTCTTGACGAATTTCTTGAATCTTTTCAGCAGGGAACTCTTCGCCAAGTGATCGTAAAGCTCCTTCTTTAGATTCAAGGTTGAGTGAAAGCATAGTTTGAACTTCGTTCAATGCAATCAGTTTGTCTAGAGGCAATGGTTGTGGGAATTGAACAATAGAACGGTAAGTAATTGGATCATTTGGGTCTAATTGAGGGAGTTGACTTGGCTTAATAGGGGTATTAAAATTAGGGTTCCAAGTAAACATTTCTGGTTCTTTTACGCTTATGTTCAAAAGGATAAGCTCGTTAATTCTTTCTAAACCATGAGCGTATTGAATAATTTTTTGGTGATAACGAGCCATCAAAGGTTGGAATTGAATTGATAGAGCAACACCTGAAGTGTTAGAAATAGGTTGTGCTTGACCAAGAGCTGTTTCAGGAACACCAACCATTTCATGCATAGCCTTTTTTAGTAACTGCATAAAATCCATTGCGCCCTTTAGTCCTTGTGCGCCACCCTCAAGATTCTCAACTCGTGCTTCTTTAGGTAGTCCGCCCCATACTTTGTTTGCGCCTTTTTCAAGTTGGGAAGCTTTTGCACCAATAATGACCGTAACCGGAGCAGCGTGATAATTAACAATGTCGGCAATGTCAGTAGCAGTTTCGTTATAAGTACGATTAATACTAATGATGTCATTGCAATCGCTAAGGCCCCAAGGGCTACCGCTAATGCGAACATTCGGAATATGAACAACAGGGATAACACCAAGCGGATTAGGGCGAGAGTCAATAAGTTCATCATTTATGTATTCCTCAATTCGATCATCCGTCAAGATTTCTGTATAAGTAAATACTTGACGTGTACCTTCCAATGATGTTCCCCAGAAACGATACTTAAGTTTAAAACGAATTAAACGTTCACGGTCATGAGGATGAAATTCTGGAAAAGCAAAAGAAGAATTAAGCGGAAGAATGCGAACCCGTCCGGGGTGCATACGACCTGTAGGATCTGCGTAAGCCTCTTCGTAAGCTACTTTAATAAAGCAATCGCCAGATACAGACCCTTGTTGCCCAATTTCCCAAAGGACAGTCGCTTTGTTGTTATCAATTTCCCAAACACGTTCTAATATGTCAGGAACAATAGCCTCAGTTTCTTTAGGGCTACGGAATTGAACCCCTTTACCAAAGGTAAAGTTAATAATAAAATCTGTAAACGCACGATAGTAATTAAGTGCTACCTGAGCTTCGCCTGTTTGACGGCGGTATGAATAATGGTGGCCTAGATACATGGCCCAGTTCATTGAATAACGGTTTAAGCGAGGACCGTGAACCTCAAACTCTTCATCAGCAAGTTCCACCAAACCAAGTGGTGAAATGGAGATAGTTAGATCGCTAGACGCCGCCCTATAACTTGGGGGTGAAAAGTCGATTGAACTCACTTAAAGCTCCCTATCTAAATTTTGTTAAGGTTGTTATGGTAGCAGTCCTACAAAAATTACGTTTTTTACTTACGAGACTCGCCCTTAATTAAATTACGTCCTATAGGTTTAGCAACCTGATGAACAGCTTTCTTCTCGTCTTTTTCCTTTTTTTCCTCTACATAATCTCTATTTCTAGGATCAATTTCTTTTTTAGAGGTTACATACTTTCCACCCATTTGCGCATACTTGGCGTGGATCCAGTGAGCTCTCGCTGGAGAATCTTTTTGAAATCTAGTTGAGGCTTGAAGTTTAACCATGTTGTAAAGGCGTGGGTTAGCAGGAATTTGCTTAGGGCCTTCTTTAACTTCTTTACCTGAAATATATGCCATGGGCTACCTTTATAAAAAATAGGTTCTCGCCCCCCGTAGCGTTAAACGCATATTGGGGGGACGAGAAAACTAAATTAGTCTCTTACTACTGCTGGGTTACCTGGTTGCTGATGTGATCCGTCACGAAATACTTCTTCAATAACGTTTGATCCGTGATCAGCAAATCCACCCTTAGAGAACTCTGAAAGGTGTGACGGTGCTTCTACCCATGAAGCAGAACCAACGTGAGCACGCTCACGCATTGTCTCTTCTGGCAACTTTTCAAAGACGTTTGCATTACGATTTGGGCGACCAGCAGCAGGTGTGTAAGCCTGTGATGCACCCTTAGAAAATTCGTTTGGAACGTCAGTATCGGTTGCGATACCTTCTTCGAAACGAAGTGGTCCACGTTGTCCTGGAAGTGCTGCTGAAACCTTGCGGTCGTAAACAGTACCCGGACGCTCTGGGAACTTAGGTGATGGGGCGATTGTCATTATTACTCCTTATAAGGTTGAGGCCTCAGGTAAAAGTATCCATTAGTAATGAAGAAATCTCATACTAAAGTCAGAGTTATCTGCCATAAAATGGCGAAGAGCTCATTTCTACTTGAGGCATTGTTAGGTCCATAGTTAAAGAACAAGCTATTGCCAGACTATCGGCAAAGTCATCGTGGGCATGGGCTTCTTCCGGAGCTGCCGCCAAGAAGTTAGGTCCTTGGAATTTAACCTCCAAGTCAGTCATTTGTTGGTAAAACCTTTTAAACGATTTAAGCCTACGAGTTTTTGCGTGAGCCGGCCAACCAATCATACGTCTATCAATTAGAGATTTAAGGTGTTTCCAACGTTTCGATTGTTCTTGTTGGCTACTGCCAATCGCATGAACTTCTGCTCTAGGTATTAAAAGTTTAAGACGTTGAGCTACAGCATCACCAACACCATTTGCGTCTACTCCAACTGCAAGAACATCGTAGTTTGCTAAAAAACTAACTATTTGAAAATACTGGTCTTCCCAATCGTCCCCTTGGATTTCCATCCAGTTAAGAATGCGGTGGTCAAAATAACCAAACTCGTCCGGTCTATCCCAATCTACCCAAACAATAGTTACTACAGTTGAGTCCATCTTTCGTGCCGGGTCAATTCCCACGACCACTGGCGATCTATGCCAGGCCCTAACAACTTCTTGAGATGTGTCCCCAAGTTCGTCCATGACTGTTGATGTAACGAACATTCCTCTCTCCAACAGCCACTTGCAGTTGTACGACATCTGGAACTCATCCGAGTCCTCTCCAATTCTCATACGCTCACGCTTAATGTGTTTAGCGTAATTAGGGTTTACCTTTGTTACCTCTCGCCAATCCCACTCAAAGTGATTTTGTCTTTTTCCACGACCAGTCTGAAGTCGTTTATTTAACTGAATACTGTTGTAGAAGTTATTTTTCCTATTTGTAGGAGTGCCAGTCTTCACCATAGTGCCAGCGTAATACGCCAACATAGGGGAGATAGACTTAGAAACTACAAAGTCATCCGCCTCTTGGCACTCGTCAATAACAATAAGATGAAAAGACTTAGATTCAATTTTTGCTTTCGGGTTAGCGGTCATCATAGTCATAGATGACCCAGAATTTTTTAAAACAATCTTTCGAGTAACACCGGCAACTTTTCCTAAACTATCGTCAATTTCAGGATCCCCAAGAATTTCTAAAGCTTTTTCGCTCGTTAGTCTATCTACCGTACGACCAAATAGAGTTTCTACCTGCCCTTCTACCGGTGCAAACATGCCTACCATAATTCCATTTTCGTACTGACCCAAAAGATCTGGGTACATTTTTGCAAGACGTGGAAGCAGGATCATAAGAGTTGCAACAGTGTTAGCAATGGTTTCTGATTTACCAGACTGACGTGCTGCCAAAGCTGTAATTTCAGCACTGTCATTTAAAATAACAGATTCAACAATCCTACGTGATAGTGGTTTTTGATATGGGTGAAGATCGTAACCAACTAACGCTGTCATAAACGTCATGACTTTATCAACTAACTTATTTACAAATTCTCGAGAGAGTTCATCCAGCTCATCTTCATCTTCATCGAGCAGCGGAAGGTCATCCTCTTCGAGGAATTCCTCTTCATCAATAAATTCTGAATTATCCATAGCACCATAAGTCTAGAAGAAAACGCAAAGCTCTGGCCTTATAAACCAGAGCTCAGCGATGCCACACAGGGAGAAGGAAGTGAGGTAGGTTAAGTATAGTAAATTTAAAATTATTGCGTTTTTGTCATTCTGCTGTGGATTTGATCTACAACAGCATGAATGGCCTCAGCACCCGCTAAAGCTTCGTTTAAAGCATTAATATCACGACTACGTTCATATGTAGTTAGGCATCTACCCAATTCATACATAGCTTGATCTACCCAAAGAGATAGTTCCCCTGTCGGGATCTTGGAAACTCTATTAGCCACTTTTTCTGAAAAAGGCTTAACCCAAGGTTCTTTTGGTTTTTTCTTAAACATCCCAGTCCTCAATTTCATCCGGAGTTAGCTCCATATTTCTTCCACGTAAGGCATTTGAAATTAATAAATCAATATCTTCATCTGTAAGCAAGTTTGGGTTTTTTACCGTTTTAAATAAAATACCAAAATAAAATCCTGGTTTTGTAAACGGTATTCGAACTACAAAACAATGCCCTCTACGATACGGAATCTCTGTTTCCTGAGTTTTCCCAATCTCAATTATTGGTAGGGCTTTGTTATGGTAATACTCTAGTTTTCCTCCGTATAGTGGTCCGAGTGTTCTCATTAGGAGTTAAATATTACCCTAGTTTCCGGAGGCATCTCTGCAGGGTTAAACGGTCCCATATCATCATGTTGGTCTAAACCAGAGGCGGCAAGGTATTTTCCAGTAGAGTTGCTGGACTTTAGGTCATTCCAAAAAACTACTGGAACGCTGTTATATTCCCACCAAGTGCCGTCACGAAATTTAACTACCAGCTTTTCAGCTTCACGACTATAAGCTAGTTTTAAAGCCCTAGGCCTTGCGGGGTTTGTTGTTGGGGCCGGCATATTTTGATAAGGAGGCTCGGTGTCTCTTTGTTCTTCTTCTTTAGGAAGCTCGACTTCCCAGTCATGAAACACTTTTTCCCGACCACGCATGGCATAATTAAGTTTTTTGTTAGCCTCATCTTCACGAGACTTTTTAGTTCTTAAAAGGTAATTGTCATTAAATCTTGCCATTATTGCCTGCAATCATGGTCGCCTGTTTTATTCTCAGGAACACGGGCTTCACAATTTGAACAGATCATGGTTTTGGGAGCTTTAAAATTATTTTGAGCGGTTGCGCCTTTAGGAAAGTTTGCGCCATCTTCAGAAAACTCTGGATCGTAGTTATCAATGATTTCAGGCTCTTCAAACATTTCCCTAGGAAACGGGCCTTGTGGATCTACTACGTGGCTTGGTACCGGGTGTACTTGTACTGCGTTATGCCTTTGGAGTCTCATCAGCTGACTCTTCAGCTACTGGCTCTTGTGCTTTAGGAGCTGCGGCCTTTTTTGTTTGTGTTGGTTTAGGAAGGTCTAACTGTCCAGCATCAGCACGTGCTTGTAGAGGCTTTGGTAGACATGCTACACAATAGTAAGCAGGACTTACTCCTGCATCGTTTACTACAAACTTTGCATCTGATGAACAGTTAGAACACTTCATAATTAATCCTTTACTTAGAGGCTCCGACACCGAAAGCAGTATCGTTCTTATTAACTGCACGTGCAAGAGGTCCTAGAATGGAACCTAGTGCTGCCATACCTAATGACTTAGGGTCTGTGTGACCGGCCATATACATGGCTGCAATTGCTGAAACAGCTGTGCGTGCATATGACGCTGCTGCTGCTTGAAGTTGCTTGTTCATATCTTCTCCTTTGTAATAAGGGCTGTTTGCCCTACCACAAGTGTAGCCTATTCTTTACCAGACTCAATATGGGTGTCTAAACGCCCCTTGATTTCAGCTACTTCTATTTTAATTTCAGTTAAAATAGGCAAAATTTCTAATCTAATTTTATCTGAGAGGCTACTACCACCGTTGGGCTTAAGCTCTTCTAAATAAGATTTGGTCATCCAGCGGATCATTCCCGCTATTCCTGCAACAGTTGCTGTGAGGGCTGCGGCAAAACCTGCCCAATCAAGAGGGGTCATTATGGTCCTTAAAGTAGTTTTGTAGGCACCGTATAGTTTTGCGACTTATGTCACATTTTTTTTAAATGAATAACTATTTATACTGTAATTATGTCCGTTTTGTCTACATATATACAATAAATATTTACTTTGAGTTCAGTTTGACTTAGTCTGTAACGCATGTGCTATGGTTTTACCTGACCGAAGCCACCCACAAGGTGGCTTTTGCCAACTGAGAGGAGCAATAAAATGCTCAATATCAAAATCAACTTCAGTCTTGACCTAAAGAAAGTAGCAATTGTATGGGCCGTAACCTGGATGTTCTTGTCCAATCTAGTGGTTCCTCCGACTGCAACTGCTTTGGTTGTTCCTGCTCCAGCGGAGAAGGCAATAACAGTCAATCTGACGTATCTAAAGGTGACTACGACAGTGTCACAAGCCAAGGCGGACTTGGCGAGTAACGGCTCAAAATACTTTGACGCCGAAGCGCTAGCTTTTCTAACGACCTATGTACAGGGTTGGAAGATGAGCGAATGGAAGTGCCTGGATAACATCTGGCAACATGAAAGTCACTTCAACCCTAAGGCTATGAATATGAGCTCAGGTGCCCTAGGCATCGCCCAGTTCTTGCCCTCTACTTGGGGGAACTACAAGGTCGTGAAAACGACTGAAGCAAAACTCCAAATTCAATATGGGCTTCGGTATATACATAACCGATATGGGTCAGCCAGTGATCCTCAAGGCGCCTGCAACGCATGGCGTTATTGGCAAACACATAATTGGTACTAAAAGCAAGAAAGCCCCCGGCAAAAACCGGGGGCTTTTTTGTTGGGTTAATTAGTCACCAAGGCAACGTGTGTAGATGTTGGTGTTTTCGTTCTTAATAGAACCTGCAGGGTTCCAGAAACGCTGAACTGTAATAACGTTCACTAGATCTGGACCAGCGTAGATTGTTCCCGCAGCGTTATCATCAAGGTTAAGTGCTGTAGCTGTTTCAAACTCAATCCAGCTACTTTCTCCATCATCATTGATTGCTGTAACTGTGACAATGTCGACAAAGTTATATAGATTGTTGTCTACCCAGACCTTGTCGCCTACACGGATACCTACTAGAGCACTGTCGCCCGAAGCAGCATTATCATATGCGTACACACGAACAGTTTTATCTGTAGAAGTAATTCCCTGAATATATGGGTTGTGATAGTTATTGCTTAGGTTGAAGTTCAACTTATTAAGTTCGTATTCAGCCTGTGCTGTTGTCATACGAATTAGGTTAGGAACTACCTGCTCGATTCCTGGGTCTCCATCTCCCGCATAATTAGGGATATATGAAGGGAAATCTGAGTAACCTAGTAAAGCACGAGAGTGATCTGTGCCAATTGCTGGGTTAATGTCAAACAGTGCTTGAACAGCAGTATCGTTGGTGTAAGCGCCTTGTGCAAGTTCATAGCTGTCATATGACAATGTGCTATTCCAGCCAATATCTCCTGCTCCGCCACCGAAGGAGAATTCGTTACCGTCACGGCTATGGTCTGGTTGCATTGCCATGTTGCCCCACACGAAGTCAACACGGACGTTGCCCGCATCGTCAAGGTGGTATTCAGGAGTTGGTCCTGGCATTTTTACTTCCTATCTATAGATTGGTTAAGACCCTTACGTCTAAGGGAATATTAAATTGCTGTCCAAGTTCCGCCTGAGCTGGTTCCGTCAGTAAAAGTGTGGTCTACATAGGCAAGCTTTACTGCAGTTCCGCCAGTATTGTAAGCATCGTCATCTACTACGTCTTCTACAGTCCAGTTCTGATTCCAGTCACTTGCAGAAGTTCCTGAAACAGTAATGGTTGCCCCAACAGTAGGCTTTACAGTTCTTCCTATCACATACATTACTACTTCATTACCGTTTAAGCTCCAGTTAGTGCTGGAACGGTTGAATCCTGCAATAGGACCTGTTGTAGAAACCCCAACATATGCGTACTTAACAAGTGCTACAGAAGAGCCTGTATCAACTGTTGTTCCTGCTGCAATTGATTGAGTCTTAATCTCGCCATCGTTAATGGCGGTTGCTCCAGCAGCGTTATCTGCTGTGGTTACTGCGCCCTTAACAAGGTGTACGTTAGTTAGCGCTGTTGTAGCATCCGCTTCTGTAAGACCAACTAGGTTAGGCACTTCTGGTGCGTTGTATCTAATAATACTTATTGCTAGTCCCACATTAGCGATTGATCCAGCAGCAGGGTATTGAGTTTTAATAAGACCATCATTGGCTACAGTTGCGCCTACCCAAGTAGTTGTAGAACCACTATCTACAAAGCCAGCGGCAGTTATGATTGGACCAGCAGCTGGGTATGTTAACCCAACTATATTAGGAACAACGGCTTCTAAACCAGGATCTCCATCACCTGCGTAGTTAGGCAAGAATTCTGGGAAGTTGTTGTAACCGGTTGTAGCAATATTGTGAATTGTAGGGACTGTTACCTCACGAGTATCTGGACTTTGGTAGAAATCATCATAGCTTTGATCTCCAAGTGTTAAAAATTGATAGACAGTTGTAGGTAGAGTATCGCTAGTTTTTGCGTAAGAAGGGGCTGACCAGCCTCGATCTTCTGGTTGATTCCATTGACTTGAAGCGGCGGTTACTTGATCAGTACGTTCTTGATCTGGTTGTAGTGGTAAGTTACCCCATACGAAATCAACTCGTACGTTTCCATTATCATCTACCGGAAATGTCATTTAGTTACCTTCTTTTCTGCTCGTAGTGAAAAGTCTTGAACTTCTACCTTTACCTTGTCACCGCAAGTTGGGCAACCCAAAGCCCCTTGCTTAATAGCATCTAGGGAAGCAACGTTTTCTTTAACGCCACAACCGCAAGTTGTTTTAATGTTCATTAGTTATCCCACCAAACGTGTGTATTTTTACGAGGATCATTTGTAATTACGATAATGGCGTAGTTATACCAATTGCCATCAACAAAAACTTCATCTCCAGCGTTGTTATCTCCGTAAAGCACAACTCCATCAAACTTAGAGCCGTAAACAAGCTCTCCACTCCAGCTTTGTCCCATTATTTCTTCCGCTGAAATATAGTAATAAAATACGTTTCCATCCCAATTAGGGGTTCCAGAAATATCCCACTCATTCGATCCACCAGAAAAAGTAAAGTCTTTAAGAAGAGTTGGGTCAACACCAACAGATTTAAAGAAGTTTTGATAGTTCAAAACCTGCATCTCATCAAATGGAACACCGGTGCAAACGCCCATGCTAGGCCAGTAAAAAGAATTTCCGCTGTTAAGCGTAGCTCCATTGGCAAAAAGTACGTTATTAATATCTGACTGAACTGCTGGGTAATACGCCCATTCAGTAAGGGCAATTTTATGACTATCCAAAGTATCTAGACCCGACTGGAACATTCCACGGCCTTCGTTTGGCTGGATAGGCATATTTCCGTATAGAAAATCTACACGGATGTTTGTGTTGGCATCACCATATGCAGGTGCGCCAGAATCTCTTGAATAAGACATTGAGGACCTCTCGGACTAGGTATCACTAGTATCCAAGAGGATTTAAATAATTTCAGCCTTTATTCAAGCTGTATCTACTAGTTAAAGCGCTTACGCTCCCAGTAGTTATCCTTGTACACATTGGCAAAAGATGCATTTACCGTGTTAGCTTCTTCTTTAAACCTATCTGGTTGGTAGTCCAAAACCTCGTGGGTCCACTCTTCTCGTTTGAATGGCATGATCTGTGCAATAGGCGTGCCTCGCTTAATAATGCCCTTGTAGCCTTTTTTAAGGTCAAATGGAAGAGCACCAGCTGCAAGCATGTTATCTGTATCAATAACGCCCGGAAGAGTGTAAAACGGAAGATCTTGCCTGTGGTGGGGATGTGTCACTAAAATGCTGTAGCCCGGAGGGGTTTCTATCATGTGAGAGGGTATCCAACGTAAAGCAACTTTTACATAATTATCGTCTCTTGGGTAAGACCCCATTTGTCCTTCGCTATGAGTCATAATAAAATTTAAAGAGTTATTTCTCCATTTATATACAACATTTTCTCCAGTACTATCAAAAAATATATCTACTGGAGAAAGCAAATAATAACCTGATGTTATAGTGTCAAAAATACTCATGCATTTTTTAGCGGTAGTATTTTGAAAATGCCCCCCACCATTTTCCTCACCTTGTATTCCTCTAAATAAATGTTTATCGTTATGTTCATAAGAAGCCATCTCTTTAAACCAGTCTGGCAAAAGCTTACTTGTTGGAATTGGGTGTGGCGCAAAGTAACTAACTTCGAGGTTTAATGGATAAAACTTTATTGTGTTCACATTACCTGACCAGGCATAGAGTTTTTAATATTAAGGGCTTCATTATAAAACTCTTTAGGTTTTGTAAAAAACCAATGGTTGGGCTCCGCATAGTGCAAAAAAGCCATTTCCACAATATTGTTATCTTTTTCCGGAAATTCCTCTCTCCAGTGAAGTTGGTCTTCTCCGTAAAAACAAAGAGCGTCATTTGGAGCAAGAGAGTAAGGAACATTTTCAACAAATATAGGCCAATCAACTTTTGAAGATATACAGACATCTAAAGTATATGTACAAGCATTAGTGTCATAATGCCTTACTAAATTAGATCTATATCCTTTATACCTTGAAAATAACCCATAAGTTGGTAACAAAGTTTTACTGCCGAATACCTCTCTAGCTACTTCTAAAGAGTTGTTTAACATTCTATTTACCAAGTCATTTGCGGCACCACTTTTTAATAAAAATCTGCCAAAACCCCTGTCATAGTCAAATGACTCAATAGGTAAATCATTTATAGTTGAAACTATCTCGTTAAAAAAGTCTTTATCAAATAAATTATTTTTTATAGCGGGACTTTTAACTATAGGTCTAGTACCCATATATTCTAATGAAGTTAAGTAATCAACCATGATTTTCGGTCATCCAATTAACAATGGCGTATTTTGTTCCTTCTTTTACAGGATGAGCTGTATGAGCATAAATGTAATTTGAAGGGAAAAAAATCATCGAGTTTGCAGGAGGTTTTAAATTATAATTAAAATAAGGGAATTCAATATTTCCGCCCTCATAGTCATCATTTATATAAGAGACCATAGAAACAATTCTATTATTTCCCCCACCAGCATCAGCATGTTGCTTGTACTCTTGCCCAGTTTGATATTTTAAAATTATCATTTGATCAGGTACTGGATTAGAACTTGGGTAAAAGTTATTTTTATAAACATTAAAATTTTCATCTACTTTAGAAACAATTTTTTTACACAAATTTCCAGCAAATTTCATTATTTCATTTTCCGTATTTGCCCAGTTTGAATCTAGGTATAAAGTTGAATTGCTTCTAACTCCTGATTTTTCACCAGATACTCTTAAAGTATCTTTTTTAGAACCACCAACCAAAGCCCTTTTCCAAAGTATTACTTTGGAAGGGTCTTGTGTAGTTTTTTCAATATCTTCAATAAGTTTTTTAGCGTCATCCCAAACATTGGTAAATAACATAATTCCCGGTGCTGGTACAGTGTAATCCATATTAATTCCTCTATGCTACTTGTTGTGTACTAGTGTTCCTTCCGCAAAGAACATGTTGTATGGTGATGTGTCTAATATTTTAACATCAAAATTTATTTCAGGATCAAACTTAATATCTGTTACAGGGACCCACCCTTCAGAATCCTCATCAAATACGTGGTCTCCAACTACTATAGAATAAGCTCTAGTGTAGTAGTACCGACCATCGTTTATATCTTTTGTAATTAAAGGTTGGCTTTTAGTAGTCTTTAACTTTCCATTAAATACGTATTGACCTTGTTCTGACCATTCCCACATATTTACGACAGTAGTGGTCACAGCTGATTCAAAAGTTAAACTATCGGAGCTCCAAGTATCAATAACCAAATCACCGTTTGGATCCGTTGGATCAATTTCTGTAAAGTGTGATGACATAACAATATCACCTACTTTAATATCTTTAATAGCTACTTTTCCGTTTGGAGTAGAAACCAAAGAATTTTTATCTAAGCAATACCCGCCAGGGTTTGGTGCCGCCGGTGGAGATCCGTAGCCTGTGTAGTAGTACTGTGGCCATGGAACATACGGAACCGTTGGTGGAGCAACATACGGAGAATAAGGCCCAGAGGGAACATAAGGACTTGGTGAAGGAGCTGGAGTTGGCGGTGCAACATACGGAGTAAGCCACTGTTTCCAAGTTCCGTTTACTTTTGTATATGAATTACTAACACTCTTCCAAATTCCACCTACTTTTACACTTATCGAATTAGTAGATGAAGATGTGGTGACAGACTTCCAAACACCATTGACCTTTACATTAGATGCCATTTAAGGTCCCTAGCTACGCAGTATATTGAAGCCAGACGTCTCCGTCTCGACCGTCAGTAGATGAGGGGGCCGAGGTAGAAATTAATATGTTTCTTTGGCCCAATGTGTTGTCCGAAAGAATGGTTGCGCCATATACTTTAAATGTAGCCATTACGCTACCTCGTAACCGCTAGCGGCAATGTTAATTGATGAAGTTGCTGAGGCATACGCTGCAATAGCGTCTCCCAAGTTTAGGACTTGGGTAACATCAAGGGTAATGGTTGAGTTAGCCGCAATATTAAGGGCTGGTACTACAACGTTAGAGTTTCCAACAGTTCCACCAGATGGAACAAAATTTACCGTTACCGAAGCTGCGCTAGAGGAGTAATTTGCTACTAAAAGTTGCTTTACTGTAGCGGAAATAGCCGGAGCAGTTACTGTATACAGAGTAGACGCAGAAACTCCGAGAGTTGTAACTGGAATAAATTTCTTTAGTGAATAGGTTGCCACAGTAATCCTTTCAAGATCTGATTCGTTAGTTTAGCAAACTTTTAGTTTTGGTGCTCCCCTTGAACTCCCCTTCCGGGGGTTCCATATACAAAAATACTAGGTTTCTCGTTTGAGGTAGGCCTTCTGTGACCAAAACGGGAATCGCTGTATTTTAGCGGAGTTGATACAACCGCTTGGCGAAATTCTTTTTTCCTCATGGTGTCCAACGACCCCACTGAATCGCTTGAGTTTCTTCACCTTCTACCGCTCCTTTTGCACGAGTAAGCGCATCTCTAAACTCTTGGTCTCTCATCGTGTTAAGTCTACGGCGTTCCCGTGAGATCCCTGAATCATAGGGATTGCACCACCGCTTTTATCTACTGAAATAAATTGACGCCCCATATTTGACGGTGGAGTAATTTTAGAAGCAGCTCTAATTTTAGGGGCTGGTAAAGCGCCTTGAGAGTTAGCTGGCAAAGCTTTTTGAGTGCTAGATGATGACTCTGGCTTATAAGGCGGTGCATAGCTATTTGGTCTATTTACATTTGAATAATTTGCTTTTTTACCAATAAGGTCTTCAGCTTCTCCTACAGTTATATGGCCAGCATTAAGGGCAGAGGCGACATCTGACTGGCGTGGTTTAAATCCCGCTCCAGAGTTTAAATTACCGGCTTCTTCTGGAGTAATATTTTCAGATTTCATTGCGCTTCTTACATCTTTTACTAGAGGCTTTTTTTCTTTAACTTCTGAATTAGTGGGGGTTTCATCTTTTTGTTTTTGTTTTTTAAATTTAACACTTACCCCGGCTGATCCGGGAATTCCAGCAAAACCCATTACTTTTGATGAGCCACCAGAGGTAATTTTAATGGGACCGTTTTGATTATTGACCCCTTTAGATTTTTGAAACTTCTTAAAGGAATCGTATTCTCTTTCTGATATCTCTGGCATGCTGTAATTATCCGTCAGCTGCCGTAAATAAACTCAGTAAAAGCGAGCAGTTTAAGGACTAATGCTCAGGTCCATACGACAGGTAGCGAAACGCTGTCGATATATATGCTACTTGATTTTGATAGTTTTTGGCTTTAATTCTTCAGGGACTTCACGCTCGACCTTGATGGTCAAAAGCCCGTCCTTAAGAGCCGCTTCCTTGATAGACATCCACTCGCCCAACACAAACTGCTGAGTCCATTGACGTTCAGCGATGCCTTGGTGTAGAAATTCATCCTCGGACTTTTCATCTTTTTTCAAGTTGCTTTTTACGGTTAGAAGATCTTTTTCAACAGTAATATCGATGTCTTCTTTACTGTAACCAGCTACTGCCAGCTCAACTCGGTATGTATCCGCATCTACCTTAATGATGTTATAAGGCGGAAATGACATTGGTTTCTTCATAGTGGCTAAAGTTTGCCAACGACTAATTTGGTCGTTAAACCCTAGGAAGAATTGATCAGCAAAAATGCTGGATAGAGATGGGATTGTTACCGTAGTTGCCGGTAGTTTTGCCCCCCACTGATCGTGAGGTGAGCCTGTTGGATAGCCTGATGCCATGTTATATCTCCTTAGACGATATAAATAAATTAGACGGCCTCCGGTTGGCAGGCCGCCTAATTATTTTAGCAATTTATTAGTCTAGGTGCTTCATAATCTCTGCCCAAGTTGCTGGGCCTACGATTCCATTAGAATCCAAGTGGTCGTTGCTATCTTGAATAGCAATAATTGCTTTCTTTGTAGCTGGACCATATTCCCCGTCAGCATCTAGATCAAGGGCTTGCTGAATAAGCTTTACTGCATCTCCAGTATCTCCAGGCTTTACTTGACCTGGGAATGGAGGAATTTGCTTAACAACTGGTGTAGCTGGGTCAGAGTGAACCCCGTCTGTATATGAAGGGCGTCCAAAGCCAACAACAGAAGCCCAGAGGTGGCGCTTGTTGTCTACCTTGTAACCACGGACGTTCATAGCGCATTCGCCACCGTTATTAGGTGAACCTTTAGGCTTTGAGTCTGGTGTGGTGTTTCCTTCTACAGTTGTGATTGTGCCATCGCCATTGTCCTTAACCACAATTCCCACGTGCTGGATTGGGCTATCTGGTTTAGCTGCTGGAACAAACGAGAAGTAAACGAGGTCTCCTGGCTGTGGATGAGCGTTTGCTGCATCTGCCCAAGCACCCATCTTCTTAAATGCTTCTGCACCTGTTGGTGTAAAAACAGTATTAGGAATCTTTACTTTTGCCTTGTCAGCGCACCACATCATAAGGCTTCCGCACCATGCTTGGAAGTTAGCTTTTGTAAAGGCGCCATAAATTGTTTCGTTATCTTTTGGTCCTTCAATAACACCAACTTGTGAACGAGCAACTTCTAACATACGTGCTGCTGTTCCTGGTTGTGCATTTGTTACTGGAGGTACTGGATTACCTACATTGCCTAATGCCATTTATTACTCCTTAGTTATAGTTTGGGTCATCTTCAGGGGCTGCAGGAACTGCTGGAGCTCCTGGTGCAGCTACATCTGCTGGAGCAGATTGACCTTGTGTTTTTGTGGTTGTTCCATCTGGGTTAATAGTGATAGCAGCTCCTGTTTGACGAGCTTCTACAGCTAAGTCTGCAGCGGTCTTAGCTTGGGTATCAATAGCGGCAAATGCTGAATTGATTTCATCCATGGTAAGTTTTCCATCATCCATAAATCCACGAGCAAGC